TGAGCAATCTGACCAGCTGACTCACCAATAGAGTTGAGCCCCTTTTTGGCGGCCTCAGCACCCTTTAGATTGACTTCAATATCTACGGTATTACTTGCCGCCATGTTGGGCCTCCTTCATCGCTCGCTCTTGCTCTCTATAATGAGCTGATTCTGTGTTGTTGTGAAGTATATCTATGGCCTCGATCACTGCACAACTAGGACGGGGGAAGCTCTCAGAGATGGAGTAGAGCCCCGCTCGATGTCGATGATATGCTGAGATAAGAGACGCCATCTTATTCGCACCGGCCACAGGACAAGACCTGATTTCAAGGTCGCTGAATCCCTCGCCACAATCCGGCGCGACTCGATAACCTGGCACGAACCAACCGCGCTCATCCTTTTGAGCTGATGGTAAGCCCTGCTGAAATGGTCCACCACAGTTCCCGCGCTGAGCCCTCAGCCCCGGCTTTGCTCGGCATTGGGTACAGTCCCAAGCGCGGCCTCTTGAGTGGCGAAGCCAAACGGAAGCCGCGAGCGCTATTTTCCCTCGAGGCCTAGCAGACTGATTCGCTGGATGTGCAGCACAAGCTCGCTGACTGTTTGGATACGATGAGCCTCAGGCCGGATCAGCTCGAGCTGGTCAGCGCTCGCCTCAGCTCCATCAATGTGGGTGAGGCTTGCGTTGATCATCTCTTTATAGACTCGGTTGAGATAGGCCTGATAATCGCTCATCGCCTCGCGCTCATCATCACTCAGCTTGTGATGCCACTGAGCGCGCTCCATCGTGTCAGTTGGCGCCTCAGTCCAAAGGAGTCGCCCGAGCTCCGAGCGTGTCAGTGCCCCTGCTCTCGCCTCTGCCTCCTCACGCTCAGCAGGTGACAAGGCCTTAAGCGTGAACTTAGTGGCGTCCTTGCCGACCTTACCGAGTTGGTTAAGATCGCCTGACTCAAGATAAGCCGAGCGCTGAGCTTCATCAGCTGTCACCGATGAGTCGCACGTTGCCACAACGTCAAGAGTCTGATCTGAAGAGGTGAGGAAAGAGAGAGCCATATTACACGCCGAGTCCTAATCTGAAGGGTGAGTTGCCAGCGTTGGCCTCACTCACATCACCACCGAAGCGAGACTGTTGATAGGTTAGCTGCTGACGAACGATATCATTACCTGACACATCATAAGCGCTTGGGTCAACTGTGAGCTGAGCCGCTGGAAGCATGAGAGCGCAACCGAGCCCATCACCCTGAGGGCCAGTTCCTACAATGATCTGCCTCACAGTACGATTGAAGAAATCATTGCTGATGGTGGTGTTGACTGAGCTGAGAGTCAGAGAAAGCTCAACCACAACGTCGCTGATCTCCATGTCACTCATCGCGATGATGCTATTAGAGTGACCCATAGGAGTGAGCGTATTGGTGAGCGTCAAGCTGAAGTCTTCAGCATCAAGCGCCAAGCGTCCCAAGGTATCCCCCGTTGAAGCGTTGGTGAGTGAGGTGGGTGAGGTCGATGAGGCGACCACATAAGCACCACGGAAGAAAGCAGGCGCGCCGGTGTTGTAGGTTGGCTCGATAGGTCCAACCGCTGAGCCGTGATCATCCTGAATGAGCGCCGCCTGATAGGTGAAGTCAGCCATGAGGCGTCCATTATCAAGACTGATGCTCATGCTCTCCAATACGCAGCCATAAGCATAAGAGCGGAAGTTCACCCCATCGACGCGGAATGATAGTGAGTGCTCTCTGTCACCTGTCGCAGTGCGCCCAGGGATGTACCAAGTCTGAAGACCTCTCACCGCAGTGTAAGAGCTGGATGAGAAAGCAGGTGAGATGGTGACATCAGATGAAGCGTCGGCGTTGTCAGTCATCGCTGAATATTCAGCGCGACCATTGATAGAGGTGCTCACGAGCGTCCCAATATCAGCCTCAGCCGGTGCGCTCCCTGGTGTGTATGTGTTGGCGTCCACCGCTGTCACTGTGTCAGTGATCACAGATGGCAGCTTGGTCTTCATACCCGCGCCGAGGAGGTAGCCGAGATAGTTGGCGGCGTAAGTATCCGCAGCTGTACCAATCGTGGTGAGGTCAACTCGACAAACAACTTGGCCGGTTCGTCGGCGAACTCGTGAGCCACCTGACCAAACTGTGTCAGGCTCAGGAGGTAGCATGTAGTTACCATCTCGAGCATCATTGCGCTCACTGACCACGGGCTCACCAGGGATGATGATTGGGTCACGCTCACAAGGAATCGAAACGTAGGTGAGCCCTGAGTTATCAGGTAGACCGGTAGAAGGGCTGATTGAGCCAAATAAGCTCTCGACAGCGATGGACAAAGAACGATGTGTAACCGCCATGTTATGCCTCCAAATAAAGCAAGGTAAAGGGGATGGTCAGGATGAAGACACCCTGCTCACCGAGGTTTAAGGGCTCATAGATGGGGATCTCAGGAATGACTGAAACAATCCCAGTTGTGACGAGTGAATAGTTAGGCCCTTTGAGGGTGACTAGTAGACTCTCGGCATCCTCAGCCATGAGACGCTGAAGATAGGCCACATCATGAGGGATATCATACCTCACCCTGAGGTCGATGAGCGCGCGACGTCTACCGCTCAGACCTGCCGCCCCGTCATCGCTCGGCATCTCAGCGATATCAAGCTGGAAGTATCGATTGCTGTTGAAGCGCTCCTCTAATGGGACAACCATTCCATCAGCTCGAGCGTGAGCCACAAAGCCATGATAAATGTCACTCTTGGGTGACGTCGCCTCGAGCTGAGTCTCTAGGTATTCCAGCGCTGAAAAGATGCCTTGACTCATTTGATCTTCTTCCTAACTTCGGCCTCAACAGCCTCAACGAGAATCTCAATATCCTGAGGGCTTAAGCCTAAGAACTGACGATCTTGATTGACCACATACCCATACTGAGCCTTGTCACTGAGGCCGATTACAAACATGTCCTCAGTGGCTTGCTTCACTATCAGATTGTTCATCATGTTCCCTGAGAGGACTAGATCAACCTCAGCGCTATCACTTCCGCTACCTCGACGCCTGCTCTCCTCTTTGTATTGCTGATAGCCACCCTCATAGTAGACACTCTCACCTGTCCTAGATGGTCGCCCTCCTTTGGGCTTAAGGCGAGCGCCACGCTTGGAGACATAGAGAGGTGTAGTTGAGTATGCCTTAAACGGTCGACCATCAGCGTCAAGCCCTCTCGAGGTTCTGAGCTTGATAGATGCTAGCGTGTTCTGCGCTAACCTCAGTGTATCCTTAGCGGTCCACAATGAGCGCGGAATCTTGATGTTGACCTGATTCGGCATAACTAGTGCCTCATCCCTCTAACTGGTGTAAAGCGGCTATCGTTCTCACTCTTCACATAGCTAGACCATGAAGCCCTGAAGTCAGTGGAGCTCCCACCCTTACGCCTGAGATTCTCCTCACCCTCATCAACCACCCCATCACCATCAAGATCTAAGGTGATTGACCGCAGAGCGATATCGAGCAACTCACGACATCTAGCTCTCATCGTCTCGGCGGCGTCGAACTGCATATTCATTTCATAGATCATGGCAGCCGAGCAGTAAGCATGAGCGCGCTTGAAGCTCTGCTGATTGAAAACCTCATCCTCAGTCACATTGTCAGCGATGACATGATCACGGATCACCAAGATAATCTCATCAAGCGCCGCCTCGATCTGAGGTGTGAAGTCGCTCTGACGACGTGGCACCTGATCAGCGAGGTTGGCGAACTGACCCACAAGCTCATCATGATCTAGGCCGGTGTTGAACGGTCTAGGAGTTACTTTGAGCAGTCCTGTCTCAACGTGGTTATCCCCAGCTAGATCAGCATATTTGATGGTGTATGGATAGACACCCGCCGTGGCTGTTTGAAGCGCGGTGAGGTTAACATAGCTCATCGCGAAGTTAAGCGTAACAGTACCGCTGAGATCTAACTCTCTAGGCAGAGGCTCAGCTAAGATAGCGCTGGTCCCTCCTAACCTGCTCACCTTGACGGCATAAAAGGTATCACGAGTCGTCTTGATGAAGGCGTTGATCTCATAGCGTTCAAGCTGAGTGGCCACCGCTTCACTAAGCGTGAGTGTGCGGCGGTCATTTGCCACCGTTGTTACTGTCACATCATCACGCGACTTGGTGAACGCCTCATCGGTGAGAGGTGTGCTAAAGCCGATGGTGAGTGATGGAGTTCCTGAGTAGGGCTGAGGAGGATTCCAAGAGAAGAAGTGTGTTTGGCCTTTGACTGCTTTTCTCATCGCTTCTTTGCTCCTGTATTAGCCTTGTTAATATCGCTCGCCTTGGCGCGCTCAAGATCAGCCGCCTTGATGAAGCTCTCAGTAACAGGGCTCCAAGAGTGTCGGCAGTTATAGCCACCACACGCGATCTTAACCGGTCGCCCTTGATTGTTGTTAAGCTTGCTCATCTGCGTCTCATCGACCACTAGGTTGATCAGCGCTCGACAGAAAGGTCGGGTGATCCCATCTCGTGGGCCGGTGTAGAGATAGTAGTTGAGGTCAGCCGCCGCAGCTGCCACCGCTGTCACTGAGCGTCCATACTCTGAGATCTGTGTTTTGATCTCGGTGAGCTGTCGCCCCTCTGCCTTTTCTAGTTGTCTCTCGAGGTCGCTCTTAATGATCTCCATCGGGATAGATAGAGTCATCGAGCGCAGAGAGGTCTTCACTGCCTTGGTGAAGTCGGGCGCTATAACGTCCTCAAAGACAGCGCTCGCCGCTTGCGCTTGGATCAGGTCAAGTTGAGGAATAGCCTCAGGGGATAGATCGACGCCTATCACCTCAAGCGATTTCTCAACGCTTGCTCTGATTCTCGTGGTGGCCTCGATGAAGTCATCGACAGCCAAGCCGAGTCCACCACGTAGGATGAGATCTA